AGTCCGCCAACTCTGCATTCACTTTTCGCTATCCCTAACTCATGTTCAAAATGAGTTATAAAGTTTGGAATCTCTGCAAGATTGCTGGTTACTTTGCTATACCACATTAATAGTCATCGTAGTTGAATTCGCCGTCATCATCGTACTGATCCAGTAGTTCATCTCTTTCATCGTCCTCGAGATCATCTTCTTCATGCTCTCCGAGATAGTCACCTACTGCTAGTTTTATTGCTCCGTCAAATTTAAATGCATCTCTTATTTCTTCTGCACTATATTGTCCAATCAATGCATCAACTACATGATTGGCGGCTTCTCTAATATCACCTGTGTCATGCATAAATTGGCGTGTTTCTTTCCATACTAGTGCGGCTAAGTCCAATGACACTATACGTTCTCCTCATTAAATGTTTCTGTATCCTCGATAGGAGCGGCAACTTCTATTACCTCTTCTTCTGGAGTACTTAGCACTTCTTCAATTTTATTGAAGTCAAGCATAACCTTGTCTAAACAACCATCTTCGTTGCGTTCCCAAGCCTTACGGAACTGTAGTATCTCTTGATTGTCGCTAGTAAGGAAACGTAATCTGTTGCCTTGCTTTGTTAACAATCCAGTTGCTTCTGCTAGATCAACGAGTCCACTATACGGATTCATTCCTGTTTCATATGGAATCTTAACTTGCACACTTTCAAAAGGCTTTGCATATCTAGTTTTCATAACCTTACAAGCGGCACGTATACCTTTTACCTGGGATATCTTGTTGCCATCTTCGTCTTCTTTCAGTTTTAATTTACGCATTGCAACAACAATACTTGACGCATAGATAAAGCCTTGTCCACCTGATATCTTATCATCTGGATCAAACATATCTTGTGATGCATATGTGTGGTTTGTACATACCATTCCAACGTTGAAACTACCAAACATGTTTACTGTGTTACGAACAAGTGCAGTAAGTGCCTTTGGCTTTCTACCCAAGTCACCTTTTAGGTCACCTGAGTCAAACTGATTAATATCTGTTGGAGTCAACAACATGCCTAAACTGTCTATTACAAATAGTACCTTAGGACGTTCACCATCTGGCAAGGCTTTGTAATCTTTCATAAACGTTGATACTGTTTTTGCTACGTCATCAATCATGCTCATGCTGAGTTTCAACAACTTGCTTTCATCTGTATCTACACCAAGTGCATGTAACCATGATTCATCAAGTGCATTTTCACTGTCGATAAGCACAACAAATATTCCTTGTTCTTGTGCCGCCTTTACAATGTTTCCTGAAGCAAAATAACTTTTACCTGCACCTGATTCGCCAGCAAATACAGTTACCTTACCTAGTGGAACACCTTTGTGAAAGTCGCCACTTATCAAATAGTTCAATGCATAGTTACCTGTGCTGATCCAGTCTGTTGGATCATTGAATCCTATTGACAGTCCGTCTATGCTTTTGGTAATGTCCTTGCGGAATTTGCTTACGTCAAATGGTTTGCCCACTATATTCTCCTATATGTTCTTTTATTGCATTTAAAAATGCTACTTCCCAATCTAATGTGAATTTATTAGAATTATTATAGCATTGTTCTTTCATTTGGTCAAGCCAAATTAGGTAATTTTTATTCATTTTTAGTGCCCAACTATAAAAAGTATCGCTTTGAGCCTTGTCCCAACTCCACCCTAGTAGCTCAGCAACTTCTTTCAATGTATCAAAATTTTGATCAAAATAGTATTCTCCTAGTTCATATATCTTACTGTTATTGAACGGCGTAAGATGTGTTTGCTTACAGTATTGCAATTGATTTTTATAACTTTTTTGTATAAGTTCTACAAAGTTGTCTTTTGTTACTTCAACTACTGGTGGTTCGTACACACTGTCTATCTCTTCTTGGATAAATTTTGGCAGTAGTTTTACATCTGCATAAGACTCACACACTGGCCATGATGGGTCTTTGTAGTTTGCATAAAACTCTTGCCATGCATTATCAAAGTTATCTAAATCAAAGTTGAAGAATTGTTTATAGTTTTCAACTGTTGGATATGCTCCATGCCATTTCTCATAACTAAACTTTGTTTTTAACAACTCGCTCCAATCATGTGTTTTTATTTCTAACACAATATTACATTCGTCATAGTATGATTCGTTATAGTGTCTTGCATCAAGATTTGTATTATTATGTTTGTAGATTAAATGTACATTACCATGCCCATCTGTTGGACTGGTGATATTATCCAATGCTGTATCTACTTTTTTGCATGCAAAAAGTATGTGTGCAAGGATAGTATTTCCGCCAGCGCCGTTACGATAATCTATTACATCTTTCACGCAAAATAGTCCTTTTCAGTTCCATCTCTATGTAGATCAGTAGTCACACAATGTATTCCACCATCCCAAAAATATCGATGTCTAAATGGAACAATGTGTGCAGTAATGCCATAGCGATCGAGTGCTTTAAATACTTTATCATTGTGATTGAATACCATAACATTTTTTGGATCAATGATAAGCATATTGACATCAAACACTGTTTCTTCTACATAGCCTACCCAATCTTGTAGCCATGTTTCAACTGTATGTATTACATCGTTATCATATTCGAACCCTGGAATCCACCATTTACCGCCGTTTTTCTTTTTCAAATCTAAAAATGGTCTTACTGCTTCCCAACTTTGATCTGGAAGATACACTACTTCCCAGCCAGGAAATGTATCTTTATAAGTGGGTATATCTAACAAACTGATTATCAATCCTGGGCAGACTGGACAAAATGTTGCATCTGTATGTCCTAATGAATTGACAAGATGATTTCTGGTTTTTGTGAATTGTTTATCTATATGTGCTTTAAATTTTTTGTGGTCAGTTTGCCCGTATGCTCCAAAATATAAATCTCGACCAATTCTTGAAACATTTGCACCATTGCACCAAGTTTCACTGCTTGTAATAGTGTTTCCTTGTGCTCTAATATTTGCAAAGATATGATTGTATTGACTGTTCTCTTTTTGTACGTTTCCAAAATCAAAAACATCCTTGCATTCTTTCTGTATCCAGTCTGGTAATTTATTGAAATCGTCCCAGTTGCCACAGTCAGGCCATGATGGATCTTTTATATCAAGATATACTAATTTGCTAAAATTTGTTGATTGTGATTCGTAAAAGGTTGTGCCAATCATGATCATATCGTCACGCGGATACATTGGTGGTTTTGTTAACTTGTCCTCTGGAAGTTCAGGACGCATAACTTCTACACCAAATGATTGTAGTTTTGCAATTATATTTTGAAAATCTTCTTCTGTTTCTAAGGCTATCTTCTCAAATAGTTTTCTTGTTTTGCTATTTTCTATCCAAGAATAAAATTCAGGCGGGTAACTTTTACCCACAAGACATACCTTAAGCGGATCCCAATGTTGATATACTGAATACATGATACTTCCTAAAAAGGATGAGGGCAAGGAGAAAGGAAAAAACCTTGCCCTCCTTTGCCTTTAAGATGAAGACTGTCTGCTACGAATCATAGCAAGAATATCTTCGGCTTTCTGTCCACTACCAGCAGGGGAAGCCGGTGTTTGGACTGGTGCAGTTGGAGTTGCACCCATCTCTTCAGGTGTAGCAACCGGAGCAGGAGCAATGGTCTCTGCTACCGGAGTTGGTGCCGGAGCACTAACCTCTACAGGCGTTGCTGTCGCTGATGCGGCCGCTTCCATTACTGGTGCTGGTGCCGCTCCTTCAGGCTTTTGCATACCTGCTGGACGAAAGTATGATCCCCAACGATCAATATCATATGCCTGACCATCTACTGATGCTTCAAACATTTCTTTCATCACTTTTAGTTCTTCTTCACCTGGCTTTTTAGGTAGGAAGTCACCTAAATTATATAAACCTTGTGAGTCAATAGCAGTGGCTTCTGCTTCTGTAAGTGCAGTTTCTTTCCTTGCCCATTTTGATGTGCTATAGTCAGCATAACCACCTTTAGAAGTTTTGCTTACTCTAAAGTCTAAACCTCTTGCATAATCTGTTGGCAGTTCCTCTAACTCAGGATCCATCAATGCACTCTTGATAATTTGAAAAATCTGTGGTCCAATTATGAAACGTCTGATTGCTTTATCTGACTTGTCATCTGCTATAGGATTCTCTCTTACAAATCCTTGCATTACATAACTACGTTTCTTCCAATACTTACGACCCATGTCTTCTAAAGACTTATCTTTGAACCATGGACGTACTTCAGTAAGGATTGGACAAGTATCACCCCACATCTCAACACAAGGGACTTGTACTTGAACACTCTTACTGTCCATCTGTCCTTTGATACCATTGAATGGGAGTTTGATCATTGCACGTTCAATCCAAAAGAACGTGTTGGAATTGTCTGCATCAGGAAGGAAACGTAGTACTGCACTATCGCCTTCGTTCATATTCCAATGTGGGTAAATTGCACCATCGCCGCCGGATGATTGGTTGCCTTGCTTATTGTCTGCCGCTGCAAGGCGAGCTCTTATTTCTGCTAATGAAGCCATTTTTATCTCCTATTGCCTACGAGTAGCAACTACTACTCTATCATTTGCCTTTGTATGTTTGTCAACAAGCAATGCAACTACATTACTTGCACTTTTATTTAGCATAGACACACCAGACGGTGTAGTTTTATCTGTCAAAAAGTTAAACATGACTTATAATAACATGTTTCAGTTTCTAGTCAACAGGTTTGATAACCTAAGATGTATAATTGAGCCACAGGGTTTCTCTAACAGTATCCAAAGGAATAGGCTTTAGCATACCGTTAAATGTTCTTGGTGAGTTTTTGTATATGATAGCACTACGTGGCATGTGCTGAACATGGACACAATCGTCTGTGTCAATGCCTATTGGATCATGATCATCTGTTGGGCCGTTGTTGGCTTCAACGTTTATACAATATGAATAATTTAATTCTTCAGTTAAATGCAATGTTAAAGGTATCTGCACCTGCACGTGTATA